AGGCGGTCGATCATAAAACGTCTCGCAATCGCCCAAGTAGCCCATTCATTGCGCGGTCATATGCGGGATAGAGAAACGGCTGCGCGGCAATGCGCGAGTCGCCGAATTCGATATCGGCGCCGTACCCCGTGCGGCCCGCGCCTTTTTTCGTGTTCGTGCGAATCTTGAAGCCGACGCCGCGCTTGTTTTGCTTTTGCTTGATAGATTCGGAAAGTACGCGCGGATCGTTGTTATCGCCTACCGGCGTATTCGCGGATGCGTCGGAAACGATGGTATTAGCCGTGTCTTCCATCTCGGGCGCAACGGCCGCGCGCACCTTCTTGATGAATTCCTCAGCCTCCATCGTTTTGCAAACGACCTTGACCTGGAATCCACCGCTGGTAAGATTGATATTGTCCGTCGTGAATCCCATTACGCGACCACCAATTTCACGTCACATTCCCAATGGTGCATAGCCCCGCCGCCATCGCGCGGATACTTCACTTCGTAGACCTGCCCGTTTACCGTGACTTGGTCGTCCGCCGATATGTCCGCGCTACGGCGAAGAAACAACACGAGTTTTTCTACCGCCGTCGTGCGGTCGCCGATAAGTTCCGTTGCGGTCAACGATTGCAGTCGGCATGGCTCATTCGTGAGTACCGCTGTGCGCGTAGTCTTTTGTCGCCCGCTTGCGCCTTGGCCCGCCGTTGTTTTCCGCGTGCTTGAGCACGTTTGATTTAGAAGGCTGTCGAAGCTCATGCGACCATCCTCACGTAACGCCCAAGCAGTTCGTCCGTGCGCGCCTCGCTGACTTTCGCGCCCGCGCGCTGATACTGATACTGCCCGATCATTTCCATTTGCATATCACCGAGCTTGCGCGTCAGGTAGGCGTCCTTCGCGCATTCGAGCACGTAGGTTTCAACTTCAAGTGGGTACTTATAGATATAAAATGCGGCCGCGTTTTGCGCCGCCGCAGTGGTGCCGTTTACGCCGCGCTCGACCGTGATGCTAGTGGTCGATACCGCCGACACATACATCTGTTCGGTGCCAATCAGAATGGTTTGACCCGGATAAACAACGGCGCTCGCGTCCGCGCTTGCGGTCAACGTGGTGCCCGTGGTCGTCGCCACGGTCCCCGTCAATCCGCTGCTTCGATACGGTGTCGCGCTTCCCCCGTCGCCGTATCCCCAAAGGCCCACGGCTTTCAGAATCTTCTCGCCGCGGCAAAAGAAATAGTCCGGGATCGATGCCGGCATAAGCGCAAGTTTCGGCCATTCGTTGTACGGCCAGAACACGTAATCGCCTTCGTCGCCCTGGGTAAACGTAGTCCCGTCGAATGTGCCATCGCCTTCACTATCGCTCGTAAGCGCGGAAAGGCTCAGGCAGTCGTCAATGAAGAGTTTGCACGTATCGACCACGTCGAAATAGCGGGTAGCGCTCATAACGAAGAAATGCCGCAGGCAGTATTGGTCTGCCTCGCGGCTCGCGCGTTCCAGCATGCGCAGTAAAATCGCGTCGCGCGTGGCGTCCGTAGACGTTTCGCCCAACTCGTTTTTGATGTCAGCGAGTGTCGCGTAAGCGTTCGGCACGCGCTACACCTCGCCGCTGCGTGCTCGTCGCGCCTTATTCCGCAGGTCGTCTATGCGCGGCTTGATCTGGTTTATATCGCGCGTGGCATCATCGAGAATGTCGGCCGCTTCTTTCTGGTATGCCGCAAGCGTGTATTCCAGATGCGCCTTCACGCGGTCCAGTGCGGCAACAGCCCTATCGAAGATGCCATCAATGTCGCTCTCGATCGTCTTGCTGAGCGCAGACACCTTTTGCAACGCCAACACTTCCGGCGCAGCCATAGGCTCTGGCGTGAAGTCTTCCACTATGGGTGCGGTGCCCGTTTCGATTTCGATGTCATTCATTTCCTGCACCTTTTTCATTAGCCGCCGATCCAGATGTACACGGTTCCCGTCTTGGTATCGCCGCCGGCTGCAACCACAACCTTGATACGCTCGCCAGCGACAACTACCGGGCGCAGTACGGCAGAACCGCCGCCCGCATATAGCGCCGCCGCGCCGGTCGTGTTGAGATGTGTGGCTTGCTGCGGGCATCGTGTGCCAGATGTGTTCACATCGTCCTCGTCCCACACAATGACGCCGGTGTTTTCTAGGCTCACGACGAAATCCACACCATCGGCAAAATCCGTCTTTGCATAGCGGATTTGCTTGATCTCGCCGTAGTCGATTACATCCGTGTAAACAGTTGCATCGCCCGAACTGTCGGTTGTGATTGAAACCGTGTGCCGTTTAACGTGCATCGGTTTAGCTCAACGCCACAGCGCCGACGTTTTCAATGATGGTTCCGTTGCCCGCGCTGTCGAAATACACAACAAGGCATTCGTTGAGCGCGTTGAGCGTTGCGACGTTGTTTGTGCCGTTGAACGTGCCCGCGGTAAGCGTCAACGTGTGCGCCGCGGTGCCTGTCGCGCTCGTGTCTTTGACAACGAATAGGCCAGGGTGATTTACCGCGCTCGCAATTGTTGCGGCAACCACGACGGATGCGTGATTGAGCTCGACGCACTGGACACCTGCCGTCACTGCGCCCGAAGCGGTCAGCGCTTGTACGCGCGCGGATACGTCCGCAGCGTTATTGATTTCCGCTGCCGTCGCCGCTATTGAGGTTCCTGCAATCTTCAATGCGCCGCCAGATTCGATGTCAAGGGTTCCCCCGGACGCGACGACCGCATCGTTGCCGCCCTGCTTGACGTAGAATCCGGTTGTGTAGCTTGCGTCTGCCATTTAGCAAACTCCTTAAAAGCCGGGGCGTGTTACCGCCCCGGCAGGTTCAATCGTTCAGTTTACGCGGTGCCTTCGGCAGGCTGTACGTGCGCCTCACCCGCAATCGTGCCGCTGGTCGTGTTGTCAACCGGGACGTTCGTCGGGTTGTAGAGAATCGCCCACACGCTTTCGAGCGTGGAAGATGTGCCGCGCGCGAAAACCGCCTTCACGTAGCGCTTTGCGGGCCGCTTGATTTCAATCCACACGTCCTCGTCGGAAGTGCCGCTCGTGGTCGAGGTTCCAACCACATCACTGTATGCGTCCGTTACGGCGTCGTCGTCGCTGTATTGCGCCTTCACCGTGTTGCCCGATGCCGCAGTACCGAAACTCGACAGGATGAATACCCCGCCGTAGCCCTGCGTGTCGATGGTGTCCGATGTAACCGCAGAGGTTGCGGCCGTCGTGTGATCCTGAATTTTCAGAATCTTCACGTTTTCAGAAAACAATCCAACCATGTTCTATCTCCCGCGAATCGCGCCGCGCGCGACCGCCTTTTCTCGTTTCTGTTCGTGCATCGTTGTTTCTAAGTGCGCTTGGTTGTCTTCGACAAGAGCGCGCGCTTCGCTATCCGGCAAATCGACTGTTTCGCCGATTCGCTGAATTCCGCCGAGGCTTGCGCGCTCCGTATCGAGAATCACGCGCATGATTACGCCTGCAACATGTGTTTGACGGGTGCGACACCTGCGTCAACCAGCACGCCGTCATAGCGCGCGAAGGCCACAAAACCTTCCTGATCAACTTCGGCATACCGCTCAACAAGACGGCGTAGGCGAATAGACCGCACTTCGCGAATCTTGTATTTGTTGAGTTGGCCGAAGACCATCGACTTGAGTCCGGTCGTCGCGGCGGGCATGTCGTTGTTGATCGTGTACGGGAAGCCCCAGATGCGATCCACTTCGCCCGACTGCGTTCCAGCCGTCCAGAGGTACTGCCCCTGTCCGTCTTTCAGCTTGCGCAGAAGCTGGAGCGTGGTGTCCTTGAACATGAACGAGCAACCCGAGGTGCGGTAGGCGACATCGACGGAGTGAATCAGATCGATTACTTCGTCCATCGTGATCGCGGTCGCGCTCGCCGTGGTTTTGCCCGCCGTGCTCATTGTGGTGATGCCGCGCGGTTTCGCTGCGCCGTCGCCTGTCGTGAAGTGCGTGTTTGTGATGCGGCCGAGGCGCTCGCCAAGCATCCCGCCGAGAATCACCGGGATATTGAAGGCCGAATCTTCCAGCAGTTCAACGGGCACCTTCACGAGTTTTGAGCTGTACTTGTGCGCGTACAGGTTCACGGCGCCAAACGTCGGGTCGGCCGCGCTGACTTCCGTGCTTTCCGCGATAATTTCGCCGGTGTTGCTCGTGTCGTTCGCGGTCGGGTATTGCAGCGTGTTGCCGCTATCGGTACGGATGATGTCCGCAACTTGGCGCATTCCGCCGAAGTGCAGCATTGCGGTTTCCAGCGAGTTCACAAAGGCATCGCCGTAGGTGAACGCGCCCGAAGTGCCGATGTGCGTGCTGAGTGCGCGGGTGTTCAGTTTGCCGACAAACGCCGCGCGGGCTTCATTCACCTGCTCGGACGTGCAAAGGTTAAAGCCGAATTCGCTGGCGTAGGGGTTGACGCCCATGCGCTGGCAGGCGTCCATTTCTTCGTCGCTGATGGTGCGCTTATCCGAGAAGTACCAACCGCGCAACGCAAGCCCGCGATCCTTTTCGGTGATCTCGCGGGTTTCGCCGCTGCCCTGCGTCGGACGGAAGTCGTCACGGCCAATCTTGCGCTTCTCGCGCCGGTCGGCTTCGTTGCGGCCTTCGATTTCCGAGGAACGGGCGCCAACCGCGGCGCGCTTTTCTTCGGATTCGAGTACCGCAAGGTTCGCGTCGTAGTCCGCGTTGCAGCGCTCGTAATTGGCTTGGTCTTCGGCGGTCCAGTCTTGGGCGGAGTCGTTTGCCTTCTCCGCGAAGCGCTTGATTTCTTTGGCGAGTTCGTCACGCTTTTCGCGCAACTCCAACAATTTGCTCATGTTCTGCTCCGGTTCGCCGGTAGGCGGAGCAAAACAAAACAGGCAGCACTCGCCACCGGCATGGGTTAAATGCCGTTGATCGAGCCGCTGCCCGTACTAGCGTTCAGTCAGTCTCGTGATGTCCTCGCGTTCCCCCGGCGACTAGCGCCGGGTTCTGCGCGTGACCATTCAACTGTTAGGTCTTCGGAACCAAATTACCACAACCCGTGGTGTCTGTCAATACATTTTGGGGGATACCGCCAAAATTAGGCGATTCCAACCAATCGCGCCCGAGCGCCAGTCACTACCGCGACCCGGCGCCGGCGTTCGTCCGTGTCCATGCGCTCAAAAAATGCCTTTGCGTCATTCAGTTCCCCGCGCATGCGAACGCCCGTGCTCGTGGATTCGTAGGCGGGGAACGTCACTGGTCCAACGTCGAACAGTTCCACCCCGCGAATCTCACGGATGCGAATGCCGTTTTCCTTCCGGGGTTGTTCGTCGGTAATCATAAACGCGAAGCTGGACCCCTGAACGTCTTTACGCTTGATGAATTGGGCTACATCGCGGTAGACGGTCGTTTCGCCAGGGTCAATTTCGTAGCGTAGCCCGCGGTTGTCGTCGAAGATGCGCAGGGTGCCGGCGCTCTTGCGCCCGAGTACCATGTTGGTATCGTGGTTAAAAAGCGCCCGAACGTCATCGCGGTTGACCGCCTGCGAGAATGCCCCCGGCATAATCCGTTCCACCATACCCGGCCAAAGCTGGTATTCGGTGTTCGGTGTGCCGTCGTAGTAAACGGCGCCGTATCCGTGAATCATGCCCGTGCCTTCGCCTTCGGCGCGTATCTCTACCGCCGCCGCGGCAAGGTTTGTGTATCGGCGTTCCATGTTGTGCTCCTACCGGCCTTCGATTAAGGCTGCAAATGTTTCGTCTGTAAACTCGCGGGGTTCCACTTCTAGTGCGATCCCAGAAATACGCGCGCACGCGCCGTCAAGATCAATCTTCCGTAAGATGCAATACGGATGGAGTGACGCGCGCACTTCGTCTCGGGCTTGCTGCTCGGCTTCTGCGGGCAACACGCCTTTGCGCACGCGCTGTTTGTCTACGCGCGTTTTGATTCGGGTGGTGGATTGAATCACCACATTCAGTAACGCATTACGCAACGCCCGCGCGTCATCTTCCTCGTCGTCATCCGCTGGTGAAGCAGGTTTCATCTGTGGCGTAACCGGCTTAGCCGGTTCGTCTTGCGGATCGCCGCCCAGGTTCCCCATGTTTAGCGGGTCGAGGTACACGGACCCAACGCCATCGGGCAGCGGTGCCATATTTTCCATCGCGCGCACTTCGTCCGGGACCACATACGGACGCCCGCCAAGCGCCGATTTATACCCGTCGATGCGGCTTTTGAAGTCGGTCCGCATAAGCGCTTGCCGGTGAAATTCCACGATAATCGTGTCGGACTTCTTTTCTTCCGGCGTGGTCAACTTCTCGCGAAATTCCGCCTCGGCCATTGCCATATGCGGGTCAATCGATTCGTCAATGAATTCCTGGTTGCTTTGTTCAAGGCTTGCAAAAGACGTGCGCGCATCATCCCCTAGCTTGTACGCCGGCAGGTTCAGGAAGTTTGCCGCCTCGCGAATGCCGAATTTGCGTTGCTCGATAAACTGCGCGTCGCGCCCGCTAACGACCCACGGCTTGGATTGCATGCCGCCCTGTAGTAGCAGCGGCTTTTCCATCTGCGCCGCGCCGGTGTGCGCCTGCCTGTACCGTTCCAAAAGCGACGTGTACTCTTTGTCGGCCAGTACCTTCGGATACTCTAAAACGACGCTGGGCTTCATGCCGTTCTTGTAGAACACGCTCGCGTGCTTTTGCTGTGCAAGTCCAAGCCCGATGCATTCGCCCGCGTGTTCAATCAGTGAAAGGCCAATCGGACCGTCGCCCCATCCGGTGAAGTGAATCACCTCTTCGGGGTATAGGCGCACATCGCGATTGCCCGCTTTCGTCATGTAGAAAAGCTGCGAGTCTTCGCGGAAAATATAGGTTTCCATCGGGTCCAGCGGCACATACTCTTGCGTTGATTTGCCTTTGTCGAGGATGTAGGCAACCGCATTGCCACGGAGGAGCGCCCGCCAGTACATGGTCAACTTCCAGCGGTAATCCGTGTATTCCTCACAC